TCAGGCCTGCCGGGACAAAAGACGGTTGAGCGCGTCCCTGGCTTCGTCCTCGCTCATCGCCTCCACCAGGGCATGGAGCTGCTTGCGGTTTTCCGACCAGGGGTTCTGGCTGTCGAGCACCGCCGTGTTGGAAATCTCCAGCGCGGCACAAATCCGCTCCAGGCTTTCCCAGCGCATGGTGCGGGTGTCGCCGCGCAGGAACTTGTTCAGCGTGTTGACGCTCAAGTTGGCGTCCTGGCAGATCCGGCTCGGGTTCGTGCCCTGCCAGGCGATGACCGCCCTCAGGTTGCGCCGGCGCCGATCCCAGATGTCGTCCGATGTGTGGCTGCGCATGGTGTCCGTCCTGTCGTTCGCGTCCCGATCTTCACCTTTTTCGGTGAACTTGTGAATAACGGGAAAAAGCATTTCCATAGAAACTGAGTATGAATTTAACCTTAAAAGGTGATTTTCTACCATTTAAGGCCCCGGGAGTGGATCATGGACCTGCCAGAGCCTCGTGATTTTCGCCAATGGATCAAACGGGTGCTCACCGTGCTCGATCTCACCGGATACCGCTGGTCGCGGGAGGCCGGGGTGCCGCCGAATCTCGTCTCCAAGTTGTTGAGCGGCGAGCAGACGGACCTGAGGCTCTCCGCAGCCTGCGCCCTGGTGCGCATTGCGCAAAAGACCGCCCGGGACCAGGGGATTGCCCTGCCGCCGCTGGAGCGGCACCGGTTGGCATCTGATCCTGGAGGGTGTTCCCGGCCATGAGCCACAAGGCGACCAACTGGGCGATCCTGCAGCGCGGCTTGAAACCGGCCGCCAAGATCGTTCTTTGGCACCTGTGCGACCGGCACAATCCGGATCACGGCTGTTTTCCAAAACAGGAAACCCTGGCGCGGGACTGTGAAATGAGCCGCTCAACCTTGAACCTGCATCTGAAAGACCTGGAACGGCGCGGCCTGATCCGGCGGGAACAGCGGCGCAACCCGAAGACCTTTCAGCAGGAGGCGACCCGCTACAAGCTGGGCTTTGAAGCCGATTTTGTCGCCCTTGCGGCCGAGCGCCCCTGTCCGGATTCCGGACAGGGGACCAAGACCGATCCCGTGTCCGGATCTGCGTGCAGTCCGCGTCCGGATTTGGGCCCGTCCCGTGTCCGGGTTCCGGACACAAACCCTGTAAGGGAACCGGTAAAGAACCCTCTTTCGGACCGCGCGCGCGGAGACGCGGGCAGGAGCGCGGGCAGGGGCGCGGACAGGGGCGCGGATGGGGGCGCGGATGAGGGCGTGGAGGCTGAGTCAGCATTGGTTCCAGATGACGTTCCTGGGGCGGAGAAAACGCCCGGCACGGCTCCCGATGGGGGTTCAGACGCGGCTGACGATCCGAAGCAGATCGAACGGCAGTTCTGGAAGCTGGTGCGGGACTGGCCGGGGCTGGACGGCATGCCCAAACAGCGGGCCCTGCGCGCCTTTCAGGCCTTGAGCGCTGCGGACAGGGCGGCCGCGCTCGCCCGCCGGGACGCCTGGTTCGCCTTGCTGCGCGCCACCGGCCGCTCGTTCACGCCCGCGCCCTCGACCTATTGCACCGAACGGCTCTGGCAGGATGTGCCGGATCCGGACACAGGCTCCAGGGGCAGTGGATCGGCGGGCCGTGGATCCGGGGGGGCCGCGACAGGCCTCGTGAAAGGTTCTTTGGCCGGGGCCCGGGCGGCGCCCTTCGGCAAGGCCTGGAGCGCGGTGCGCTTTGCCGACCTGATGCGCCCGCCCTATGGCCGGTTCCCCAAGCCCTCCGCCTACTTGCAAGGGGTGCTGTCGGCCGGCGGTGCCATGGCGGAGGGCGAACGGCTGCGCCGCAGGGCCGTTTATGGCTGGCCGAAGGTGAGCGCGCTGCAGGCCCGGGCCCTGCGCCAGCGCAAGGGCTGCGCCGCGGACCCGGCCCTTGCCCCCCTGGAGGCGCTGTTCGGCGCGGTGCGGGTCGGGTCGGAGCTTTGGGAAGCTTGGAAGGCGCTGCACGCGGCCCGCGGCTGGCCCTGGTTCGGCGCGGACCGGGATCTGCCGGACTGGATCTATCTGCCGGAGCCGCCGGAGGGGTTTGACCGGTATCCGGACCTTCCCGCTGCGGTGGCGGCAGCGCTCGCCCGGTTTGAGGCGCAGCATAAGGTGCTCGATCGGGCCCAGGACCAGGGTGTGGGCGAGGGACAGGGCCGGGGGCTCGACGGGCCCCAGGACAGCGTAATCAAGGGGGAGGCGGCGGAATGAGCATCCCGCGGATCAAGCGGCCGCAGATCGTGCACAATCTGGAGCTCCTGAGCCGGCTGCTCTTGCGCGCCGAGGCCGAGTGGGTGGTTATCCACACCAATCCGAAATGCGAAACCCGGGCGCGGGACGGGCTCTTGGGCGCGGGCCTTCTGGCCTTCCTGCCGATGGAGCAGATCGAGCGCCGGCACGGGCGCGGGCGCAAGGTCAAACCCGCGCAGGCCTACACCGTGATCCGGCCGATGTTCCCGCGCTATCTCTTTGCCGGGATGGATGTCAAAAAGGGCCAGAGCGTTGATCAGATCCGCGCCTGTGACGGGGTGAAAGGTGTTCTTTCCTTTGACAAAACCGGGGCCGTGGCCCGGGTGGCGGTGGGCGATCTCATCAAGATCCTGGAGCTGTCGCACGGCACCTTTGAGGGCCGGCCGGTGGCGGACGGGCAGATGGCCGATGTGGCGCGCCTGAAAGCGGGCGCGGTGGTGAAACTGGTGAAAGGCTCCTGGTGCGGGCAGGACCTTACCGTGACCGGCTATGACGCGGCGAAGGACCGCGTGACCGGCGAGCTGACGGGCTCGGCCATGCGCCTGGCCGTGACCGCGCCCCTTGACGCGGTGATACAGCCTGAGGTAGCAAAACGAACACGCTGAACGCGCTGGAACCCTCGGGCCCGGGTGAGATTGTTCACCTTTAAACGGAGCGACCGGGGCAGCGCATGGCCAACCTGAGACGCAGGATCTGCGGAGTTGGCGCGGCGGAGGTCTATGGGATTTTTCTTAGAAATGCGGGATGGGACGGGGCTCTGGCGGGGGCTCGGAGCGTCGGTGGCTTGGGTGTCGCGGCTGGGGCGTTGGTAGCAGGACGGATGGGGGATGCGGCTTCCAGGGTTTGGGCGGTGTCCGGCACGTGCGAACGGGGGCCGGCTGCGTGTGGGGGACTGTGGTTCCGTCGGGCGGGCGGTTGGGGTCTCGATGATTGGGAGAAGAGCCGTGGCGTTGAAGATGATCCGGAAAACCACGCGAACCCTTGCGCCCCGGATCCGGCCGCCGGTGAAGCTTACCGATCCGTTCTACCAGTCAGCGGACTGGCGCGCCTTGGCCGCCGACATCAAGCGCCAGCGCCGCTACCGCTGTGAGGCCTGCGGTTCCGATTTCTCCAGGCGGGCCGACAAGCTGATCGCCGATCACATCGTAGAACGGCGCGCGGGCGGGGCGGAGTTTGATCCGCTGAATATCCAGTGCCTGTGCATCGCCTGCCACAACCGCAAGACCGCCAGAGCTCGAAAGGCCCGAAAGGCCCTACAGGCCCGCACGGCGGGCACGGCGGGCGGTTAAGGTCTCGATCGCAGCCGGTCCGATAGCGGTGCAACTCGCGCGCGGGCGGCGGATGCAGCGGTCACGGGCGAGCCGGATTATCGGCCGGGAGCGGGCCAGTTTCGTTGATCAGGGGCGGGGCCAGAATTCATCGGCTAAGGGGGGGTAAAAACTCTGACACCACTCCCCACCCGGACCGGTGGGGGAACTCATGGAGGGATTTTTTTTGGGGGCGTTTGATTTTGACCTGCTTGGTGACCCGATCCCGGAAGGGTTTGGCAAGCGCGGGCGTCCGCCGCATCGGCCGACGGAGGAAAAGCGCAAACTTGTCATACAGTTATGCGCATTCCAATGGCCGGTCGACAAGATCGCGGCCGCGCTCGGCATCACCGCGCCGACCTTGCGCAAGAATTATTTTCGGGAGCTGAAGGCCAAGACGGAGGCCCGGTGCCGGGTCGAGGCCAAACTCCTGAGCGCGCTGATGGGCGAGGTGGAGAAGGGCAACGTGTCGGCGATCGACAAATACATGAAACGGCTGGAGCGCCATGACCGGCTGATCGCAGCCGAGGCCATTGCCAACCGGGGGCCGGCGGCCGGCGTTTTGGCCGGTGGCGCCCAAAGCGTCGGCGCGGCCGGCGGAAAGCTTGGCAAGAAGGAAGCCGCGCGCCGGGCAGCCGGCGACTACACCGGCATCTTCGCACCACCCGACGGACCGGTTCTCCAGTGACGCCGACCTGGTCGACCGCCTGTCCGGACTGGGAACAGCGGATCGTTGCGGGAAGGTCGCTGATCCCGTTCGCCCCGCTTTTCCCGGAAGAAGCGGAGGCGGCGCTGAAAGTGTTCAAGTCCCTGCGCGTGGTGGACCTGCCGAACCAGCCGACCTTCGGGGCCTGTTCGGACCAATGGGTGTTCGATTTCGTCGGGGCGATCTTCGGCGCCTATGATGCCCGAAATGCCCGCCGCCTGATTTCGGAGTTTCTCCTGCTGATCGCGAAGAAGAACAGCAAGTCCACCATTGCCGCCGGCATCATGATCACCGCGCTGATCCGCAACTGGCGGCACACCAACGAACTGACGTTGCTGGCACCGACCATGGAGGTGGCCAACAACAGCTACATTCCCGCCTCGGCCATGGTGAAGGCGGATCCCGAACTGCAAATGGTGCTCAGGACGAGCGATCACCAGCGCACCATCAAGCACCTGACAACGGACGCGGAGTTGAAGGTGGTGGCAGCCGACAGCGACACATCTGCGGGCAAGAAATCCGGTTTCATTCTGGTGGACGAGCTCTGGCTGTTCGGCAAGAAACCGAGATCCAGCGCCATGCTGCAGGAGGCAACGGGCGGATTGATTGCCCGGCCCGAGGGTTTCGTGATTTACCTGACGACACATTCCGACGAGCCGCCCGCCGGTGTCTGGAAAAGCAAGCTGGACTATTTCCGAGATGTCCGGGACGCCAAGATCACGGACACCGAAAAGCTGGGCGTTCTCTACGAATTTCCGGAGCCCATGATCGAGGGGGAAGCGTATCTCGATCCGGACAATTTCTACATTACAAATCCGAATATCGGCCGGTCCGTGCGGCGCGGCTGGCTGGAAACCAAGTTGAAGGAGGCCGTCTCGGGGGGCGGGGACGACGACAAGCAGACTTTCCTCGCCAAACACCTGAACGTGCCGATCGGAACCCGGTTGCGCCGGGACCGCTGGGCGGGAGCCGATGCCTGGGACAGCGCCGCCGATCCGGAACTTGCCAGCCTTGAGGACCTTCTTGACCGGGTCGAGGTGGTGACGGCGGGAATCGATGGCGGCGGCCTGGATGATTTTCTGGGTCTCGCCCTGATCGGCCGGGAGCGCGGCACGCAGCGCTGGATGCTCTGGACGATGGCGTGTTGTCACGAAAAGGCGCTGGACCGCCGGAAGGATATCAAAACCATGGTGCAGGGCTTTGCACAGTCCGGCGAGGTTCTGATTTGCCGATCCGGGGAAGAGGACATCGTTGCGGTGGCGGACATCATCGAGCAGGTCTGGAGCCGGGGTCTGTTTCCAGAAAAAAATGCCGTCGGCCTCGATCCGGTCGGAGTGGCCGCCATCATGGACGAACTGATGGCCCGGGAGCTGCCCGAAGACATGCTGGTTGGCGTTCCCCAGGGCTACAAACTTTCCGGTGTGACTAAGGGCATGGCGCGCAAGGTGGATGACGGGTCTCTGGTGCACGGCGGCAGCAGCCTGATGTCCTGGTGCATCGGGAACGCCAAAACCGAAAAACGCGGAAACGCCGACTACGTTACCAAACAGGCGTCCGGCTCCATGAAAATCGATCCGTTGATTGCCGCCTTCAATGCCTTCGACCTGATGAGCCGTCATCCGGATCCCGCCGGCGGACCGTCCGTCTATGAAGATCGCGGGATTCTATTTCTCTGATGGCCTTCTTGTTTCGGTTCTTGAGCCCACCGCCCGCTCCGGTCAAGGCCGAGCCGCCCGCCTTGAATGTGGATGCAAGGCCCGGAACGCCGCTTCACGCCATGGCCGGTGATGGTGCCGTCTTCTACGACTTTGATGATCCACGGTTTCTCGACTTTGTGCGTGGGGGCGGCGGGGCCCTGACCGAAGCCGGCGTGACGATCACACCGGAAAAGGCCCTGAAAAACACGACGGTGTTTCGATGTGTGTCCCTCATCAGTTTTGCAATCGGAATGTTGCCCCTGCACCTGCGAAACAAGGCAACCAAAGCAAAGGCCGAGGACCATTCCGCTTTCCGGGTCCTGCATCGAAAGCCAAACGCCTGGCAAACGGCCTTTGAATTCCGGAGCCTCATGCAGCAAAGGGCCCTGATCCATGGCAACGCCTATGCCAGGATCCTGCGGCGGGGACACAGGATCTTGCAGCTTGTGCCGTTTGATCCGGCAAGGACCAAGGTGGAACAGCTGCCGGACTGGTCCCTGCGCTACCGGTACCAGCGGCCCGAAGGCGGTGAAACCGTTCTCCCGGCAAAAGATGTGTTTCACCTCCGGTTCGGACTGTCCGAAAACGGAATTGAGGGCATTTCCCTGGTCGCCAAAGCAGCCGAAGCCATCGGTCTTGCCATCCAGACGGAGACTGCCGCAGCGCGCCTGTTTCGAAACGGCGTCATTGCCGGTGGCATCCTGTCCATGAAAAAGCGTTTGTCGCCAGAAGCGTATGACCGTTTGAAGGCGAGTCTCGAAGACCGGCGGGGGGCAGGCAATGCCCATCGGGACATGATCCTAGAAGAGGACATGGACTACAAGGACGGCGCCCAATCCGGCCGGGACAACCAGCATCTGGAAACGCGCAAGCATCAGATTGAAGATGTTGCCCGGCCGTTCGGCGTGCCGCGGCCGCTCCTGGCAGTCGACGACACTTCCTGGGGATCCGGGGTGGATGTGCTCGGACAGATGTTTGTCCGATACGGCTTGAACCCCTGGTTTACCGCCTGGGAACAGGCCATTGAGCGGGACATTCTGACCGATGCCGAGACCGAGACCATCGAGGCCAAGTTCAACGCCGGTGGGCTTTTGCGCGGATCGATGACGGACCAGGCCGAGTTTTTTGCCAAGGCGCTTGGGTCCGGTGGCCACCAGCCCTGGATGACACCAGAGGAAATCCGGGCATTGAGCGATCTAACACCGGGCGCCGATCTGCCGATGGCGCCCGGAAAACAGAGGGAAGCAGACCATGAGCCTTCTTGAGTTGCCGGACGTCAGGGCGTTTCAGCGCCCGGACTGGATGGCGTTTGAAGCACCGGCACAGACCCTGGATCACTATGATGCAGCCGTCTCCGCCACCGAGACGGATGATGACACGGTTATCACGATCTATGGTCAGATCGGGGTGGATCCCCTGTCATCGGCCGACAACTCCGAGCGCCGGATCTCCCGGGCGCTCCGGGCGATCGGACAGCGGGATGTCACGGTCAACATCAACTCACCCGGCGGTAATTTTTTCTCCGGCCTTGCGGTCTACAACCTGCTTCGCATGCACAGGGCGAAGGTGACCGTGAACGTGATCGGGCAAGCGAGCTCGGCGGCGTCGGTGGTTGCCATGGCCGGCGATGAGATCCTGATGGCGGATGGTGCGACGCTCATGGTGCACAATGCATCCGGTGTCACGATCGGCAACAAATTCGACACGCAGGACGCAACCGACATCCTGACGGACATCGATGCGGTGATGGCCGAGATCTATGCGGCGCGCTCTGGCGCGGATCCCAGCACAGTGTCCGGGTGGATGGATCGGGGGCGCGGCGCCGGAACCTGTTTCAGCGTCAAGCAGGCCCTAGAGGCCGGACTTGCATCCGGCAAACTGGACGAGCGGCTTGTCACAGCCGATGCGGACGCGCCAAAGCACGCGCCACCGGCCCGGGTTCTGGAAGCCGCCCTTATTGCCCAATGCAACATGTCGCCGAAGGACGCCAAAGCCTTCGTATCCCAATTCAAGGCCGAGACGCGGGATGCTCCGGCCACTGTCACGCGCGATGCTGACACTGTGCGCGAAGCGCTGACCGCCCTTCGCAAAACGCTCACGTCCTAACAAGGATCATACCGATGAAACATCTGATGCCAGCGCGGGTATCCGCGCGGGGGCTCTGTTCCGTGCGCGCCGACGCAAGCGGCGACATTGCCCAGTTAATCACTGCATTGAACAAGGATTTCAGTCACTTCAAGGAAACACTTGAAGCAAAAGAGCAGGAAACCGCACGACGGTTTGAAGATGTGGTCACGACAGACAAGCTTGAGCGGATCAACGCCAGCGTCGGCGAGTTGCAGGCGGCGGTCGATATGGTCAATGCTCAAATGGCAGCGCTGGAGATGGGCGGCCTTGGCGGCAGCGCCGGGCCCGTCGATGCGGACTACACCAAAGCCTTTCAGGCCCATTTCCGGCGCGGTGATGTCGAGGCCTCGCTGAACAAGGGCACCGATTCCGAAGGCGGATATCTTGCGCCGGTTGAATGGGACCGGACAATTACCGGCAAGCTCATCGAGGTCTCACCGATGCGGCAGGTGGCCAGCCTGCAACAGATTTCGGGGACCACATACCGAAAAGTTTTCAACCTGCGGGGAACCGCTTCCGGCTGGGTCGGTGAAACGGCCGCAAGGCCCGAGACGGACACGGCAAGCATTGCCGAGATGCCAATTGCAACGGGTGAAATCTACGCGAAACCGGCCGCAACCCAACAATTGCTCGACGATGCGGAAATCGACGCCGAAACCTGGCTTGCCGGAGAAGTGGAAACGGAATTTGCCTTTCAGGAAAGCAATGCCTTCATTGCCGGCGACGGTGCCAACAAACCCCATGGGTTCCTGACCTTTGCCGACGGGGCGGCCAACGCAAACCGGAATCCCCTCGGGCCGATCGAAGCCGTGCCTGCGGCAGCCTCTGCAGATGTGACATCCGATGAATTGCTTGATGTCATTTACGCGCTGCCGTCGGTGTATACCCAAAATGCCCGTTGGGTGATGAACCGCACAAGTCTCGGCACCATCCGGAAGCTGAAAGACGGCCAAGGCAACTATCTGTGGCAACCGAGTGCCCAGGCCGGGCAACCCGCAACCTTGCACGGGTACCCGGTCAGTGAAATGGCAGGAATGCCCGACATGGCTGCAAATGCCCTGTCGATCGCGTTTGGAGATTTCCGCAGAGGGTATCTCATCGTCGATCGGGTCGGCATCCGGGTTCTGCGAGACCCCTATACCAACAAGCCTTACGTCCTGTTTTACACGACCAAACGGGTTGGCGGCAGCGTGATTGATCCGCAAGCGCTGAAGGTCATCAAACACGCGTGACGGTTGGGCCGCACAGCGGGCGACCCAGAAAAGCAAGACGCCGGGTGGCGGTCATGCCACCCGCAAGAGCTCCCCATTCGTTTGAACCCAAAGAGGGAAGACCACCATGGCAAACACCAAGCAAGCTGCCACCTCCGATGAGGAGACCAGCACACCACCCGGACCGGCCCGCCCGAAACAACCGACCCGAACCCCGAGATACACGCGGGACCAGATCCTTGCCTGGGGGCTCGATCCGTCCGTGTTCGGGCTCAAGGCGGATTAAACCGTCGTGTTGCGCCCGAAGCGCATCCTTGCACCGACGGAAACGCCGGTGACCGTTGAGGATGCGAAATGCCATCTCAGGGTTTCGTCTTCTGAAGAGGATGCCCTGATCGCCGGTTTGATCGACACCGCCGTCGACAGTTTCGACGGCCGGGCCGGCATCCTCGGCCGGTGTCTGGTGTGGCAGACCTGGAAAGCCTGGTACCACGGGTTTCCTTGTAGCCGGTCTATCCGCCTGCCATTCCCGGATGTCGATGCGGCGTCCGTGGTCGTTCGGTATCTCGACACGACTGCCACAGAACAGACCTTTCCGGCCTCCGGTTTCAAGGTCTTTGAAGACACCTGCGGCGCCTATCTCCTTCGGCATCCGGAGGGCATGTGGCCCGCGACGTGCGACCGGCCGGATGCCGTCTCCGTTGAATTCCGCGCAGGGTTCGGATCTGCTGCGGAGGTGCCCGGACCTCTCAAGTCCGCCATCTTGTTGCTGGTCGGGCACTTTTACGAAAACCGGGAAGCCGTGACCCAAGGTGCCCGGGCCGGAGAAATGCCGCTCGGTGCGATGCATCTGGCCGGGCCCTACCGGGTCAGAAGACTGTGATGCCGGCAATCGGAAAACTTGCCCGCCGTGTGACGATCCAGCGTGCCTCCTGGCAGCAGAATGAATTTGGCGAGGACATTGCGTCATGGTCGGAGGTGATCACGCTCTGGGCGATGCGGGCCGATGTCCGCGACGGAGAACGATTGGCCGCTGCTGAAGTCGGGTCCCGATTGCAGGCCCGGTTCACGGTCCGGGCGTTCAGTACGACGAGGACCGTTACTCCGGCAGACCGGCTGCGGCACGAGGGCGCCGTCTGGGACATCCTCGGCGTCAAGGAAACCGCCGGGGGACGGAACCGGTTTATCGAAATCACAGCGGTTCGGGATGCAGATGCATGAGCGTGTCTTACAAGGTTGACGGGCTTCGCGCGGTTGAGAGGTCTCTGAAGGCTCTCAACAGCCATGTCACGGCCCGGAGCGTCGCACGGCGGGTTCTGAAGAGGGCGGCTGCACCCGTTGCCGAGAAGGCCGCCCTTCTGGCGCCGGATGATCCCGCAACACAGGGGAATGACCTGAAAGCCTCGATCGGTGTGTCCACAAGACTGACAAAACGCCAGCGGCAAGCGGTTAGAAAAACCGGAAAGAGCGCCGTTGAAGTCCATGCAGGGACCAGCGACCCGGCAGGCGTGCAGCAGGAATTCGGGAACGTCAACCACGGCGCACAACCCTTTCTGCGGCCGGCCTGGCTGGCGACCAAGATGCACGCGCTGGCCGTGGTGACGCGGGACCTGGCGGACGAAGTGACGAAAACCGCGCACCGGGTGGCCGCCCGGTCAGCGAAGCGGCGGTGACATGGAGGAGGGGTTGCTGGACCTTTTGCGTGGAACGGCCGCACTGACGCAGCTGACGGGATCGCGCATTTATTGGGGACGGCGTCCGCAGGGCCGGGAGACCCTTCCCGCGATTGTCTTGACCCGCCTCGGGGGACGGCGCGACAGCAACCTTGGCGGCCCCTCCGGTCTGGTTGACAGCCTGGTCCAGGCAGACATCTATGCCACGCGCTACCGCGAAGCCAAACGGGCGGCAAGGGCCGTCCGGGACGCCGTCAACGGGTATTCCGGTGACCGGTCGGGGACGTCTTTCCAGCTGATTGCCATCGCAAACGAGCGGGACAGCACCGAAACCGCCGCAGCCGGAGAGCCGGTCTTCCGCATTTCGATCGATCTGACACTTTGGCACGATGAATAGGAGGCGCAGCCATGTCGGCGCAGGCACGCATTGGACACGGGACCAGTTTTCAAAGATCGGCAGATGGAACCGCCGGAGGTGTTTTTGCAAGCCTTGCCGGTGTGATGGCGATCAGCGGTCCGGGTCTCTCCCGAGATGCAGTGGATGTCACCGACATGGCCTCCTCGGGAGGGTGGCGGGAGTTTGCCGGTGGGCTGAAAGACCCTGGCGAGGTCAGTCTTGATCTGGAGTTCGATCCGGATGGTCCGGATGTGACCAGCCTTCTTGCGGACATTCATGAGGACACGCCCGGTTACTACAAGATCGTTTTTCCGGACGCGAGCGAGTGGGGCTTCCCCGCGTTTGTGACCGGGTATGAACCAACGGCGCCGCTCGACGACAAGATGACCGCCTCGGTCACCTTCAAGCTGTCCGGCCAACCGGCCTTTATCGCTTAAATTGGGAGACCGTCATGGCAAACCGGCAAAAGGGTGAGACGGGTTTTGACGCCCTAGGGCAGACCTGGACGCTGCGCTACGGGACCAACGCGCTGTGCGAGATCGAGGATCTGTTCGGCCGCAGTGCGCTGGATGTGGCGCGGGACTTTGAGGATGAAGCCACCGTCCGGATCCGGAGCATTCGAGATTTCTTTCTCTGCGGACTGAAAGACCATCACCCGGACGTTGATGCGGCCAAAGCCGGAGAGATCATCGACGCACTTGGGCTGGATGAGGTTGGCCCCAAAATCGGCGAAGCGCTGGCGCTTGCCTTTCCCTCTCCGGAAGACACCCATGCGCCGGGAAAGCCACAGGATCCGGCGACGACCGGCTAGATTGGGACCGGCTGCAACGCCGGTTCTTTGCCGCAGGCGGGGATCCGGAGCAGTTCTGGCGGATGACCTTGAGGCAGCTGGATCTTTTCCTGAAGGCGGCAACGGACCGTCACCTTCTGGACCTCGATCTGGCCTATTACACGGCCTACCACGCCGGGCTGTTCAGCCAGCCGTTCAAGGGCGGCAAGTTTCCAAAGTATCAGACCCACCGGCCCAGCAAAGGGCGCAACCGTTCCGCCTCAAAACAGCGGCAAAGCTGGCAGCAGCAAAAGCAAATGGCCCTGGTCATGAATGCCGCTTTTGGCGGGCGCCGTGAAGAGACGCGCAGAGGGTGAGGGCGGACCGGTTTTTTCTCTTCGTCCGATTGCTGTTGTTTTGTTTCGCAGACAAAGGCAATTGACTTTGGTGTCCATGGACACCGCGCATGACGGTCTGTCGGCCTCGGGTTCCGGAAAAAAGAAAAGCCGCCCGAGACGGCGGCCGAGGTCAGCAGAGAGGCCGGTCTTGGGAGGACATCAACCGACCCTGCTGTGTCCCCATACAACAGCAGAGCGTACGGCCTGTCCGTGACATAAATCAAAATCTGACGCTGCGTTAGTTTTTTGCCGCCGAGAATTTGCAAGTTCAGCAGTAATCCGGGTTTTTGAGCCCGTCTCATCGTCCCGCTGATCTTCCAGCTTCTCCTTCTCTTTATGCAGGAGCCTTCCCATGGCCCAAGCAGTTGTCGGCGCGCTGCGCGTGACGCTCGGTATGGATTCCGCAGCCTTTTCCAAAGGTCTGCGAAACGCAGAATCGCGGTTGTCCCGGTTCGGCAAGATAGCGTCCAAGGGATTGCTGGCGGTCGGGGCCGCGGCGACAACGGCGGCAACGGGGCTCGCTGTGTCCGTGCGCGGAACGCTGACAGCGGCCGATACGATGGCCAAGGCGTCCCGCAAAATCGGGGTCCCGGTCGCCGAGTTGTCACGGCTGAAACACGCCGCGGACCTTTCCGGTGTTTCCTTTGACGGGCTTCAAACCGCGTTGCGTCGGCTCGCGGTGAGCATGGAAGATGCACGGGCTGGGACAGGGGAGGCGCACGCGGCCTTTGACCGGCTTGGTGTGAGCGTTACCCAGGCTGACGGGACGCTCAAGTCCTCCAGCCAGGTCCTGCGGGAGCTCGCCGCGGCCTTTGCCGGTTTGCCGGACGGGGCGGAAAAAACCGCGCTTGCGATGGATCTCATGGGGCGGTCCGGCACGGACATGATTCCGATGCTCAACGGGGGCGCAGCCGCGCTGGACAACATGATGGCCGAAGCGGATGGGCTCGGGCTTGTTTTTACGGAAGACATGACGGCCCATGCGGAGGCCTTCAACGACAACATGACCCGGCTCGGGGCCATTTTCGGGGTGCTGGGCCGCCAGCTGGCGGCTGACCTTGCGCCGCATCTCGAAAGGTTTTCCGACTGGCTTGTGACACATGCGCCCCGCATTGCCGAAATGTCCTCGGCGATGATCTCATTCGGCGTTGCAGTTGTTCGCGAGATCGCTTCCATCGTGACGGCGCTGGCAGATGCCTGGGGCGCATTCGAGACCTGGTGGGGCGGTCTGGTCGACTGGGGCGGACGCGTCAAAACAACGGTCCGCAAGACGGCCGATGCCATTTTGACTGCCTTCTCCGAGCTTCCGGGCGAGATGGTGGATCTTGGCCGGCAAATCATGCTCGGGCTGGTGGACGGGATCCTGGCCGAGGTGACCCACCTCAAGGATCAAATCCTGGAGGTCGGTGACAATATCAGTGCCTGGTTTCGGGACACGCTGGACATCCGCTCGCCGTCCAAGGTGATGATGACAATTGGCGAAGAGGTCATGCGCGGACTCGCGCGCGGACTTGCAGGATTGCAGGACAGCGTCGTCGGGCTTGCCGGGACGATCTCAAACAGCGTGGCGGGTGCCTTTTCCGGTATCGTCACTGGAGCGCGGTCGGTTGAGGAGGCCCTGAAGTCGGTTCTCGAGCAGGTGTCGAATGCGGCCCTGACACGTGCCGTGAACGGGTTTGTGTCCTCTGCCTTTGCAGTGTTCGGGGGCGGGATCGCAAAACCGATGTTTGGCGGCTTCTTTGCAGATGGTGGGACGCTCGGGGCCGGCCAGTGGGGCATTGCAGGAGAAAACGGACCGGAGATCATCCACGGCCCGGCGCGCATCACGCCCCTGGAGGCCGGATCTCGGGCGCAGGCAGAGCCGGACGACGCGGCGCCGGTCGTCATCCATATGTCGGTCCAAACCCCGGACGTTGACAGCTTCCGGCGCTCGGAAGGCCAGATCGGCGGCGTGATCCTGGACACGGTCGCGCGCGGCCGGCGGGGACGGTAACGGCTCGGATTTCAACCGGTCGCGTTTGCGCGCGGCTGATGCGCCGGATCCCGGATCAGCCCTCAGCTCGCGCTGCGTTTGTTCGGGATGACGGAAAGAGATCAGAAAAATGCCAGATGAGTTTCATGATGTCCGGTTTCCGGACAGTATTTCCCTTGGGAGCCGGGGCGGACCGGAACGCAAAACGGTTGTGGTGGCCCTGGCATCCGGCAAGGAACAGCGGAACCAGCAATGGCAGGCGTCGCGGCGCCGGTATGATGCCGGGTATGGCATCAAGCAGGTCGATGACCTGACCGCCGTCATTGCGTTTTTTGAAGAAAGGCGGGGGCGGCTCAGCGCGTTCCGCTGGAAGGACTGGGCGGATTACAAGTCCTGCGATCCATCTGAATCCGTAACAGCCACGGACCAGCAACTGGGCATCGGGGACGGTGCGCAGACGGACTATCAGTTGATCAAGACCTATGGCGTGGGCTTCAACCCTTACGTCCGGACCATCACCAAGCCGGTGCCGGGATCCGTGCGGGTTGCCTTGAATGGCGCCCTTCAGGGGGGCGGATTTGTTGTGAACCCGATCACCGGGCGGGTCAGCTTTTCGGTTGCGCCCGGCGTCGGCGTGGTGGTCACGGCCGGGTTTGAATTTGATGTCCCGGCGCGGTTCGACACGGACTATCTGGATGTTCAGCTGAACAATCACCGGCTTGGGTCGATCCCGGCCATACCGATCGTCGAGGTTTTGTCATGAGACAGTTTGGAGCCGGGTTTTCGGCACATATTGCCGGGGCCGTAACAACGCTGTGCTGGTGCTGGAAGGTGACCCGCAATGACGGGGTGGTCCTTGGGTTTACGGACCATGACCGTGCCCTGACATTCAATGGCGTTACCTTTGAAGCCTTTTCCGGGTTTTCGGCAACCGAAATTGAAAGCAGCCTCGGGCTGTCGGTGGACAATCTGGACGTGGAAGGGGCCTTGTCCTCGTCCGCGATTACCGAAAACGACATTGCCGGCGGGCTCTATGATGACGCGGACATCGTGCTTTACCGCGTGAACTGGCAAGACCTGTCCCAATTTGAGGTCATCAAGCGGGGCCATATCGGGGAAGTGACCCGCGGGGACATCGCGTTTCAGGCGGAATTCCGGGGACTGGCGCACAAGCTGAACCAGACTGTCGGGCGCACCTATCAATACGGCTGTGATGTCGCGCTCGGTGACAGCCGGTGCGGGGTTGATCTGGAAAGCGCGGATTTCAAAGCAAGCGGGGCGGTGACGACAGTCAACGATCGGGTGTTTCAGGTGAGTGGCCTCACCGGCTTTTCCGATGATCACTTTTCACGCGGGACACTCACCTGGGGCAGTGGTGCGAATGAAGGGCAGACCGTCAAGGTGAAGCTGCACCGGGTGAATGATGGCAGAAACGAACTCACCGTCTGGCAACGACCGGTGAATGCCATTCAGCCGGGCGATGCGTTCACGGTGCGGGCTGGCTGTCCGCATACGTTTTCCGCCTGCCAGTCCAAGTTTTCAAACGGTGTGAACTTCCGGGGTTTTCCGCATATGCCCGGTAATGACTTTGTTCTGGGTTATGCGGTGACGGGGGAAACGGACAATGACGGATCCGCGATTGTCGGTTAGAGGGTCTGCCGTTCCTAAAACCGTTCCACCCAAGGCCGGAGTTCCAGTTCGCTCGACCAGGTGGAGCGGTCCTGATTGATCAGGTTGATGTAATTGTCGGCAATGGCATCCGGGTCCAGCATCGAATCCGGCCTGTCTGCAGGTTCCGTGCGTCCGGGATTGCGAATGGCGCCATCAATGTTGATCCAGGCGACATGGATCCCTTGCGGGTGCAGTTCGCGGGACATGGATTGGGCAAGGCCGCGCTGCGCAAACTTGCCCATGGCGAAAGGCGCGGATTGCGGAAAACCTTTCACCCCGGCAGAGGCGCCTGTGAAGAGGATCGTGCCCTTCGTACCGTTTTCCGGCTCCTGGCCGAGCATCACCTTTGCGGCCGCCTGGCCCATCAAGAAGGCGCCATAGGCCGTCACATTGATGGCATTTTGAACCGCCGCCCGGTCCAGCTCGATCAACGGGCCCCGCTGGCGCGCGGACGGGTTGTAGACCGCCACCCTTAAAGGACCGTCCAGTTCGGTAAACACGGCATCAATGGCGGCCGGGTTGGACCCGTCGCAGGCAAAGGTCTGTGCGCCGGTTTCCTCTGCCAGATCCCGGATCTTGTCCGTGGTGCGGGCGGCAAGGGCCAGCCGGTAGCCGGATTGATGGAGCTTGCGGGCAAGGGATGCGGAAACGCCGGTGCCGGCGCCAATGATCAGGGCGAGGGGGGCGGTCAT